GTGGAAGCTCTAGTGTTGCGCCGACCATTATTCTTTAGCCCTTATGACCATACCCTTACGGTATTCGTCAGTTGTTTCTTTCGCCTCGCCCAACATCTTGAGCGCCGTCAGGCTTTCGACAAAGCGCTTCTCGTACAGCGCCATCATGTCGGACTCGCCCTTCATGAAAATGTACGCCTCTACCAGCGCGCCGTAAAGCAGCGTCAGTTCGGCATTGTCGCTCAGCCACGTGGTCCCGCTCTCAGCCCCGGCGGTGATGCTGGCTGGGCGGTAGAAGTAATGCAACTCCATTACATACGCCGCAGCCGGGGTGGGGGCGAGGATGAAGTTGTCCACATCAAACTGCGCATAGTAACGCGGCAGGGCCGTATCTGTCGGGTCCGGGTTGTAGGTTTGAGCAAAGGTCACATCCTTAAAATCTACAAAGACCTTGTCTCCGGAGGTCGTGAAGGACAGCGACAACGGGGCCAGGAAATCCGACGGGCAAGCCAGAAACTGGTTGCCCGTGGTGGCCGTCGTGGTCACGTTCTTGCGGAACAGGCTAAGCTGCACGGTCTTCAGGATGCGCTCTTCCGAGAACCGGATGAACAGCGGCAGGTTGTTCACGAAAGTCGTTTCCGTGTTCTGCGTATAGTCCTGAATGGCCTGCTTCAACTGGGCGTAGGTAAGGCTCATGTGGTCACCACCATAACTATTCCAACGGAGCCTTGGGCCTGCAGGTTATTCGGAGGGTTGATCCCGTTGTCCGGGGGGCCTCCGACTGGGTCCCAGCTCCACTGGACGCTTCTTTGCTCTACCAAGTCCTGCTCGGGGCGAGGATTGCGCAGCGCCTGCGGGTCGGGATAGGCCTTTGGCGGGAAGAGTTGCGGATGCTTGGGGTCGTACTCGTCCGGTCCGACGAGCAGCCCGGTCCACTCCTTGCGCATTTCGCGCAGGCGGTACCGAACGCCGGAGCGATCCGAAATACCCCAAGCATGTTTCCCACTGGCGTATGGCATCAGAACCTCAGGTAGGCCACATCCGGCTGCAGCTTGAGCGGCACCCGGTCTTCGTCTTCCTCGGCCGCGCGCGTGAACTCTTCGTCGTACACCGCCTTGAGCATGCCCATCCGATCCGGAGCCCGCTTCATGGCAAGGTAGTAGGCCAAGCCCGCGACCATGCACGGATAGAACCGCCACGGCATGTCCGTGGTGTTCTGCAGGGTTCCTGCGTCCTCGATGCGGCGGACGTAGTAGTAGACGATCTGGTCGGTCGAGTTCTCCGGAACCTGCCACAGGTTGATAACCGGGGAAATCTTGCGGTCGTAGTAGAACTGCGACGGCCGACCCTGCGTAGTCTTATTGGGCAGCAAAAAATATTCGCTGCGACTGATCCGTTCGACCTCGTAATCCGTACCACTTCTACGCAGGACTACCTCGAGGATGTCCGCGTGGTCGGCGCTGACCGTGTAAGTCGCAACGCCTTGGGTCACGGTGATCGTGGCTTGGCTCACGGTCCACAGGTTCAGACCCCGGTTTGCCCACTCTGCGAGCATCAAGTTCAGGGACCGCCGTGCCGTGCGCGCATCGTAGCCTGTGCGGACTTCAAGCCCGCACCGCTCAAATGCCTCTTCGATAAGCTCGCCGACGTCCAGATTGAACGTCCGGGTCCCTGAGGTTGTCATGACTTACTTCATGCCCTTCTTGGCAGGCTTCTTGCCGCCCGCAGGTTTCATGCCCATTGCCATAGCCTTGCGCGGGCTGACCATATCTGCCGAGCAGCCCTTGCCGCCCTTTTTCTTGCCGTACATCATGGCTTTCTCCTCAGAGGTTTGACACGCTTCGGTGCGCCAGCGGGCTGCCCCAAGCTCTTCTTCTGTGCGATTCTATCACGCTTCTCCGAGGTCGTCATCTCCGATGCCGTCTTCGGGGTCTTCTCGCTCACCCGCTTGCTTGGGCGGCAGTATGGGGTTCCGCGGCTCTCGCCCTCTTGGCGGCCGCAAGCCTTCCCGGTGCGGACGTCCTTCCAGTCCTCTTTGAACCAGCGGCGAAGAGCTGCGCCCTTCTCTGTTTTGCGGACAGCCATCAGAACGTCCTCGACTTCTTGGCCGCGCCCTTCTTGGCAGACTTCTTGGACCCGGTGCCCCACTTGTCTGCACCAACTTTGCGGCACTTGGCAAGAGCCCCGCTGGCATAGGCCGACGGGAAGACCTTGTAACGGGCCTTAACCTTATCGTAGCAAGCGTCTTTCCCAGCCACAGAAGTCTCCACCTGTTTGGCCATACTGGCGCGGTTCATATCACTGCGGCCCTGAGTTATTCTTCACATAAAAGCCGACGGCCGCGAGGATGAACATCAAAAGCGTCGTCGTCAAAACCTTGACCGCCGTTGACCAGACAGCCTTCTTTGTATCACGCCATGATACAAGCAGGTTCCGAAGCTGATCAATGTCTTTAGCCGCCGAGTCGTCATGGAGCCCAAGCTCTTCGAGCGCGGCCCTCGCACCTCGCTTGGCCACCCGATCCAGCATGGACTCGAGCTCTTCAGGGGTCAGGTTTACGTTACCCATAGTCAACATCCCCATGCTCGCAGGCTTTTGTTAATCCGGCTGTTCGGATCGCGTTTCGTTTTCTCGCTCGTCAGCTTCGCCTTCATTCCGCCCATCCGGGCACAGAATGACGCGCGTCGGCCCTTGTCTTCCTTAGTCTTTGGCTTTGGCGCAGGTGGTTTCAGATTCATCCCCTGCGCCTTCGCCGAAGCTCGGCCCTTGGCGTTTAAGCCCCCAGCGGGGTTCTTCCCTTCTTTACGGGTCCACGCTGGGGTCTTGGCCATTGCACCATCACCCGTAGTAGACGTTGATGGATGCTAGTTCATCCGCGTAGACGTACACGCCAATCCGAGCGAGGAAACCCTCGCCGGGAAGGCTGAACCCGTTGAAGAAGATGTCGCTGGCAGACGTGTGGTACGTGGCAAGCCAACGGGCGTTATAGCCGTTCTGCTTGTTGGAAACATAGCGGCAGACGGTGCTGCTGGCGATAGTCCCGCTGTTGATGTCGGTTAGCGTGAAGGCGTCGACGCCTGTCACGGTGATGACGTAGCTCCCGGGAGTCGCGATGACCCCGGAAGCTTCTTCGAAGGAGATGCCCACAACGTCGCCTGTTCTTAGGCCGTGGGCAACGCTGGCCACAGTCACTGTCGTTACGCTGCGGCCATAAGTGGCAGCGGTGGGCGCGACAGTGGTGTCCCAGAACTCAAGAATCCCTGCATTGGCGCTTCCGACCACGTCGAAAGCTTTAATGCGGGTTCTGGCCTTACGGATAAAGCCGCTGCTGTGGAGGTGTCCGGAAAGGATATCTGACGCGCCCATTCTGCTATACTCCTATTAGGCGTCGTAGCCGAAGATTTCGATCAGCAGGCGACCTGCGGTGTAGGCCGCGTTTGAGGTGCCCTGACCAACGAGGTAGAGGTACTGGTCGGCAGCGATGTTGGTGCCGAAGACCGCCGACCCCAAAGCCAAAGTGCCGGAGTTGATGATCTGGGTTTCGGTCAGGGTCGAGATCGCGACATCCTCTACGCCCGTACCTTCGGTGGCCGAGTACAGGTCAATGTCGGTGTCGCCGCCAGCCGGAAGCTCATAGCAGGTCATACGAACGCCGAACACGGTGCCGTTGTCGGCGGTCGTGATCCGAGCAATGTAAGCCACGCCCGCACCGTTAGTACCAATGATGTCGCCAGCCGTGCCGCCAGACTGCAGGCCGGTGAGGTCGATCATGATCGAGGTGGTCACGATGCCGTTGTTGCGGGCAACAGAGGTCTCGTAGACCGTGCCCGTACCACCGGTGATGCCAGCGCCTGCGGGGTTCGCGATGCCGAAGCCGAACGAGCCGGTGAGGGTTTCGACCCCGGTGGTGGGGCTAACGGAGATGGTCTGGAAGCCGTTTTGCGAACGGACGGGACCGCTGAACGTGGTATTGGCCATGATAGTACCCCTTGCACAAGGATTCGCCGCGCAGTCTGTGCATCGTCAGGTCGGGCGTCCTGTCTGCGTGGCTGATGTTACCCTGTGCGAAGGATACACTAGGTTCGATGCTTAGTCGAGCCTGTTGCTCTTAACGCTGTTTTCGATGTGCGTGAGAATCTGCAGGTTCCACGGAACGTGGAGACCGCACACGACTTCGGACTGCAAAGGGACCACGTGATCTACCACATGCTTAACCCCAGTGGTCTTTGTGAGCTGCCGCGCGGCCAGATAAATAGCGCGTATCTGAGCCCTATGTGCCTCGCTAAGCCATTTTGGGCGTGCGTTCCTAAGCCTCCGACGCCTCGCATTAATCATTACCTGCGTATGGTCCGGGTTTCGGGCTTTCCACGCATTTCGTGCTGAGCGGCGCTGCTCTGGTGGTTGGTTATTGGCCCGGGCGAGAACGAGGTCTTTGTTCTTCTCGTAGTACCTACGCCCCGCCGCTTTGGCAGCGTCGGATTTAGGCTTCGATTTCCGACGCTCGTTATCTGCGGCCCAGTCCTCTTTCATGCACTCGACACAAGCACCTTTGGTTTTCCGCGGAGCCACATGCCCGCGCACGCATGGCTCCCCGGTGAAGTAGTGAGTTGCGCCAAGCTCTTTGGCTTCTTTTCTGGTTTTTGGGTAGTCCATCTTCTTCTCCGACATTTGATACGAGAAACATAAGCGGGGGGCGTGCCGGAGTCAATGGCAAAAAGAAAAGGCCCGCCGAAGCGGGCCTTCTTTAGAATTTCCTTGCTTTTCAAGGACTTATCAGGCGCCCGGCGAGGCGTACATGGCCAGCGGGTCGGAAACGCCGAAGCTATAACGCTCGCGAGCCTTATAGCGAACGTTGCCTGTGTCAAAGTCTCCGTCCATTGACGTGGACATCGCAACGCGGACGAAGTGCTTCAAACCGTTCGGGATGTCGGTGGTGAGGTACCACGCGTCATTGTCCGTCAGGTAGTGGTTCACTGCGTAACCGCCCGGGATCGAGCCGTTCGACTTGAGGGCGTTGAGATCGTTATCGGCGGTGCCGACGCGGAGCTCAGTTTCCAGCAGGCGAGTAGCCACGAACATCAGCGACGGCGGAACAATCAGCTTGCGCGGACGGGCAGCGATCAGCAGACCGCGTTCGTCTTTGTAAGCTGCGATGTCGATCACAGCCTGTTCCAGCGAGGTTTCGTTGAGGTCGGCGTCAACCGAAGGACGGTTGGAGTTGGTGCCGCCAGCAACGGTCGGGTGCGCCGTGTTGAACAGGGTCACACCGTCGCCCGATTGGAACGTGGTGAAACCGGTGTTCAGCAGCGAAGCTGCCTTGACCTGCTTGGTGTACGCCATAGCGCGAGCCAGCGCTTTGGTGTAACGAGCCGAGAGCGAGTCGTACAGGTTGTCTTCCATGGCTTCCTCGGTGATCGAGAAGCCCATGGCCACCGTCTCGTGATTGTAACGAGCGGTGAACGATTCCTGTGCGTTGTCATACGAGATGGCAGAGCCTTCCGGTTTCACCGGTGCTGCGCCAAAACCGGACAATTTGACTTCCTCTTCGAACGAACGTTCGGAGCTTTCAGTCTCATAAATCTCGGCATGCTCGTTTTCGTACTTGGCGTACTCAAGACCGAACAGGGCGTTGAGGCCCGGAAGCAGTTCTTTAAGGGCCTGTGCGCGTGAAATAGCCATCTGTCAGCCCTCCTTACACGCCAACAGCAGCGGTCAGCTGCGTGTAGTTAAGTTTCACGACCAGCAGCGGGAACGAAGTACCAGCTTCGCCACCACGGGGGCCACCGACGTAGTCGATGATTCGCAGCGGGAGGTTGGCATCGGTGCCGATGGTGGACGCATCGAGTGCGACGCGCGAGGCTTTGAACGTGGTGTTCACCGCACCCTGAACAATCGCGGCGTTCT